ACCAAGCCCAATAAGCCTGGAGCGTATCCCCAGACAAACCTAAAGATGCGTCGAAATACGTCCACCCTCCTGGAAGACAGCGAAGCGATCCCCGCCCTCCTCGATCGCATGCCTGACTTTGATAATCTATTTGAGCGTCTTAGTCCATCCCAGGTCGACGCAATCCTCGATGAGCAGCTTTCGGGAAGTTCTTCCGCAGAAAGTCGCTCGTCTGAGACAGCCAAGTACGGCGCCACCAATGGTAAGAGTGATGTAGACCGTGCGTTTGATGAGTTGATGACAGGCTAATAGTAACTAGGCGAGTCTAGGACCGATGGCAGAGCGGGGTTAAAATACTCTGCCACATTTTATCCAAAGGAGGGATTATGAAGTACGTTGTACTAATCGCCGCATGCGCTCTTATGAGTGGGTGCGGAGACGCTGATGAAGATACTGGCGAAGACACTGCTGTCGTTGCCGAGTAAACAAAAGCCGCTGGCAGGCCGGTGAAAAGTCTGCCGCATTTATTTTAGGAGGGAACATGGGTGCTACGCATCTATCAAAGAGGGAAAATTGGCAAATGGGCGCCCGCATCATAGGAGATGCGGGAGAAAATGATTTTGCTACGTTACTGGCCCAGCAGTTGCCGAGCCACTACACAGTTAGGCATAAGCCGAAAAAATTGGTGGTATATAGCGAGGGAAGAGGCATTAAACTCGACACTCTTGTTACCAATGACATCACCAACAAAAACCTTTATATCGAGAAGAAAACCGGCAACAACGGAGGTAACGCACATGAACGTGTATATAAGTTCCTTTCGGTACCGCTCAAAAGAGTGGTAAGAGAAAAATATAACACCGTCACAGAACCATTTTTCATGGTCTTTTCTGGCAAGACTTTTCAGGGTCAAAAATATAAAGATGAACTGTCGTTATTGCTTGAAGGACAAAATCATGCCATAATGGAGCCAGACTTTACAAACATCAGTCAGGTGGCAAAACAGATTATGGAGATCGTATGAAGCCGTTATTTATGTGGGCCGGCGGCAAGACGCGCATGATTAAGAAATACGGAGATCATCTTCCGAATGAGGTTACACATTATGTTGAGCCCTTCTTGGGAGCTGGCGCAATGTTCGTGTGGGCCTACAAGAAGAACCCATCAGCCAATTTTGTACTTAATGATTTTAATGACTCGATCATGAGCATCTATGAATGCATTAAGCAGGATTGCAAGATGTTCATTGAGAGATTGGACGAACTATCCGAGATCTATCTTCCTCTCGATAAGGAAAATAGGAAGAAGTTTTATTATAAGCTCCGACAGGAGCACGCGTTTGATTTTGCAGAGTGGACAAAGACTTATGAGGCGGCTACGTTATACTTTCTGATGAAGACCGGCTTTAACGGTATTTGGCAGATCAATAAAAATACTAATAACCGCTTTGGAACCCCATCTGGCCTGTTGAACCAGAAAGACAAAGTTTACGACAAAGATAACTTACTAAAATGGCACGAAGCTCTTCAAAAATGTACCTTGACTTCTGGCGATTTTAATGATACATTAGAGCATGTCACAGAGAAATCATATGTGTTTTTGGATCCGCCTTATCGAGGATCCTTCACACAGTATGGCGTTGACTTTGACGATGCCCTTCAAGAGGGGGTCATTCAATATTTGAATGAATGCGGCAAGAAAGGAGCATATGCAATGATGTCCAATAGAGATATTCAAGATGGCTTTTTTGAGTCGAGAGCAGGAAACAATGAAATAGTTTATTTCGATGTAACCTATACCGCAGGCCGGCGCAAGAAGAACGATGACGGCACACACAGCGCAAAGAAAGCGCGAGAAATTTTAATGATTGCCAACCGAGGAGGATAAATGGCTAAAAAGAAAACCAAACCTGGACGAATCGCAATGCAAGATTTAATGAGCATTGTCAATAAGAAGGCAGGCAGAAACGTTGCCCACGATCTAACCGGGGACAACCCCACACAAGTAAAAGAATGGATTCCAACTGGTTCCCGATGGTTGGATTCTATTATCAGTAAAGGACAGGTCGCAGGCATCCCAGTGGGCAAAGTCACAGAGATTGCTGGCCTGGAAGCAACCGGTAAATCTTACATGGCTGCACAAATCGCAGCAAACGCCCAGAAACAAGGAAAACTGGTTGTATATTTTGATTCTGAATCAGCAATCGATCCTGGTTTTTTGGAGCAAGCAGGGTGCGATTTAGAGCGTCTAATGTATGTTCAAGCAGCTTCCGTCGAGTTTGTTCTAGAGATGATTGAAGAGTTGCTTGGCGCAACTGATGAAAAGCTTGTTTTTATCTGGGATTCTCTGGCATTTACGCCCGCTGTATCTGATGTTGAGGGCGACTTCAATCCACAATCTTCGATGGCAATGAAGGCACGTATTCTCGCAAAGGGAATGTCGAAGCTGACGATCCCAATCGCTGATAAACAGGCGACATTCATTGTTCTCAATCAGTTGAAGACAAATATCCCACAAGGACCGACAGCGCGTATTGTTGCGATGACGACACCTTACATTACCCCAGGTGGAAAGGCCATGCACTATGCCTATTCTTTGCGTATCTGGCTCACAGGACGCAAGGCTAAGTCTTCGTTTGTTACAGATGAGAAGGGGTTTCGCATCGGATCCGAAGTGAAGGTTAAACTTGAGAAGTCACGTTTCGGAACTCAAGGTAGGTCTTGCGCTTTCCGTATTCTGTGGGGTAATGAAGTGGGTATCCGCGACGAGGAAAGTTGGTTTGATGCAATCAAGTCATCCGATTGTCTAACTTCAGCAGGCGCGTGGTATACGTTAAAGATGCCAGATGGCTACACTAAAAAGTTCCAACCATCCAAGTGGACTGCGCTTGTTACAACCGATGAAGAGTTCAGAGAAAAAGTTTTACAAATTATGGATGAAGAAATCGTCCAGAAGTTCGTCAAACGAGAAGGTAATGCGGAGTCTTTTTACGCAGAACCAGAAGATCTAACAGTACCACATAAGGAGTAAATCATGGTTTCACTATTCGCTACATTATTATTGGCAACGCAACTAAATGTTGCTGAAGCACATAAGGCTCGTCGTCCTCATACGCACGCACGCCCTCACACGCATCATTCGCCCAAAAGAGGGCACGTTCACGTAAGACACAGACACCACTCTTATAATGTTGCTCGCCCAGCACCACCACCGCGTGCTAGAACAGCGCATTCGGTTTACTTCTATCGTGGCCACTGGGTGATGACTCATCACAGGCCGCATTTAATGTGGCGATGGAATCACCATCGTGGACAGTGGGTAGTAGTTTTTAGATTCTGAAAAAAACTCTTGACCTAGCCCCCTCAATAAGTTATAATGTAATATAACTTGAGGGGGTTATTTTGTCGGCAGACAAGATCCACGAATATAGAGGTCGCGTAGGTCGCTATCTTGAGCACGCCAAGAAAGTAGCGCAACAGTCAGGCGAAGATTATCGCCATGGCGCTGTGTTAGTTAAAGGCGGATCCGTCATCAATACTAGTATCAACAAAAACAGCTATTGTGCGTTCGGTATGCGTTTTCGTGATAAAAACTCAGGAAAAGCTACCGTTCACGCAGAGCTTGGTGCTATACTAGGTGTAGATAGAAAACTAACTTATGGAGCCACAGTGTATGTGGCAAGAATAGGCAAGCAAGATGATTACAAGTTATCAAAACCGTGTTCTATGTGCGAAGCAGCAATGCGATACGTAGGCGTCAAGCGGGTTGTTTTTACCATCAACAGTAAATTTGCAGGGAGCTACAAATTATGCGAAACTATGGCTATGCGTGCATCAACAAGACGTTCTCGGATCGTCCCAAGAAGCAGCGTATTACTACTAACAGAACAATGATCAAGCGCACGTTTATGGAGAAGGGCATCGGCTATGCGTCCGAGCTTGCTCTACAAAACGTGCGAGATCTTAACAAAATCTTGGAGTGGAATCTTGAGAACAACATTTACTTCTATCGTCTGTCGTCAGACATGATTCCGTGGGCTAGCGAATACGAAATGGAGGAACTACCAGACTACGGTGCAATCCTTGCAGCCTGTCGTCGTGCCGGCAACTTTGCTAGAAAGCACAACATGCGCCTGACTTCGCACCCTGGTCCGTTCAACAAGCTTGCGTCCCCCAAGGAGCGCGTGTTTCAGCTTACCTACAAGGATCTTAAGGTGCACGGTGATTTGTTTGATATGATTGGTTTGCCTCGCACGCCCTACGCTAAACTTAACATTCACGTTGGCGCAGCATACGGAAACAAGCCTATGGCTCTCGACAACTTCTGTCGCAATTTTGAACGCCTACCTGAAAATGTTCGCACGCGCCTTACTGTCGAGAACGACGACAAGGCTTCGCTATATTCCACCAAGGAGTTGTACGAAGGCGTATACAAGCGTATTGGTATCCCGATTGTGTTCGACTATCATCACCACATGCTACATCCAGGCGGTCAGACTGAGCAGGAAGCACTAGAAATGGCGCTGTCTACGTGGCCACGGATGATTATTCCTGTTGTCCACTATGCCGAATCGCGTTCGGTAGAGTATGACAATCCCAAGATTAAGCCCCAGGCACACTCTGACTACGTGGTAAATTCGTTCAACGATTATGGGCATTGCATCGACGTTATGATCGAGGCTAAGCATAAGGAGTTGGCATTGCTGCGATATCGTGATATACTAAATCAAAAGGAGGCAGTATGAAAAGAGTACTGATTGTTGACGCGCTAAACGCATACCTACGCGCATATATTGTTGACCCATCTATTTCATCTAACGGGCAACCGATCGGCGGACTGAAGGGGTTCATTAAGATTCTACAGAAACTGGTTCGGGAAACCAAGCCAGATAATATTATTATTGCGTGGGACGGCCCCGATGGCTCCCGCAAGCGCAAGTCTATGGACAAAAACTACAAGGCAGGTAGAAAGCCTATCCGTCTTAATCGTGCTATTCGAAACCTGACGGAAGATGAGGAGCTAGCTAACAAGATGTGGCAGCAGAAGCGCATCATCGAGTATATGAACGAGATGCCTATCATTCAAGTTTTGATTCCTCAGATCGAGGCTGATGACATCATCTCTTACGTCACGCAGATGAAGCACTACGATGGCTGGCAAAAGATTATCGTATCAAACGATAGGGATTTCATGCAGTTGTGCGACGACGAGACAGTTTTGTGGCGTCCTACTGTCAACGAGATGCTTAACACAAAGCGCATCGTTGAGACCACTGGCGTTCATCCTCGCAATATGGCGTTGGCCCGTGCGATGGCAGGTGATGCATCCGATAATCTGCCAGGCATTAAGGGCGCAGGATTAAAGACAATCCAAAAGCGATTGCCGTTTCTCGGAGAAGATAAAGACTACAACATTCCAGACGTTCTTGACTACTGTATCAAGAGCACAAAAGGATCGCGTGTACAATTCTATAATAACGTCATCGAGAATAAAAAGTTGGTCGAACACAACTACAAGATGATGCAACTTTACGCGCCCCAAATGTCTGTTCAAGCAAAGCAGTTTACACAAGAGGCGGTAGAGAATTTTGAGTGTGATTTCAACAGGACAGAGCTAATTCGCATGATGCGTGAAGATGGATTTGGTGAGTTAAATTGGGAAGATCTTAAGTCACAGTTAAACAAAATTAACTATGAATGCATTGACAGTGCAACAAAATAATTTTTTATCTAATCTTGACATTCGCGCATTATTAGCTATAATTACATTCACAACAAGAGGGTATAAATGATAGCAGAGAAAGCAAGCTTTGGAAGGTATGGGAAGACTTTCCAAGAAGGACTTGTTCAGCTAATCTTTGAGGACAGACCGTTTGCGGATCAAATCACAGAAGTGCTGGATATTAACTTCTTAGAGCTTGAATATCTTCAAGTCTTTTTACGTAAGATTGTTACGTATAGGGCGAAATACAATACTCACCCCTCCCTTGATGCGATGATGACTATTGTTCGCACTGAGCTTGAGGGCGAGGATGAAGTAACTCAAAAAATGGTACGAGAATATTTTGCTCGTATTCACACGCGAGAACTTCAAGACAATGATTATATTAAAGAAACATCCTTGGACTTTTGTCGCAAACAGAATCTCAAAGAAGCGATGATGAAATCTGTTGGCTTGCTGCAGACGTGTTCGTTTGATGAGATATCTAAGGTTATTAATGATTCACTTAAGCTTGGCTCTGAAAACAATTTTGGCTATGACTATATGGTTGACTTTGAAGAGCGGTTTAAGGTCAAGCATAGAAATCCAGTTAGCACTGGGTGGAAAGATATCGATGCTATTGTTGGCGGCGGCCTAGGAAAGAGCGAGTTGGGAGTGGTGATCGCTCCAACAGGCGCCGGTAAAAGTATGCTGCTTGTTCATCTCGGCACAAACGCACTGCGCGATGGCAAGACTGTAGTACACTATACACTGGAGCTGCAGGATACTGTGATTGCCAATCGTTATGACAGCTGTCTTACTGGTTACCCGCTTTCAGATATTAAAAATTTCAAAGATGAAATTTATGAAGAGATTAAGCAACTAGATGGATCTCTTTACATCAAGGAATATCCCACCAAGTCAGCGTCCACGAATACAATCCGAGCGCATCTTTCACGTCTTATTAAGCGTGGTATCAAGCCAGGCATGGTAATCGTAGACTACGCAGATCTTTTAAAGCCAGTTACGGTAAGAAAAGAGAAGCGAGCAGAACTTGAATCTATTTATGAAGAGCTACGCGCACTATCTACGGAGTTTCAATGTCCCATTTGGACAGCATCACAAACAAACCGCTCAGGGCTGAGTGCAGAAGTAATCACGATGGAGCAGATCTCAGAAGCGTTCAACAAATGCTTTGTAGCAGACTTCATCTTCTCAGTCTCTCGCACGATCGAGGACAAACAAAACAACCAAGGCAAAATCTTTATTGCCAAAAACAGAAATGGGCCCGATGGCATGGTATACCCAATTTTTATGGACACGTCCAATGTTAAAATTAAGATACTACCCAGAGCCCCAGTTGCCAATACACAAGGACAGCCACAGGTAATCACTGCGCCCGTAGCTTTAGACCCGGCAGCGCAGAAAAATCTACTAGCAGAGAAATATAACAAATTAAGAGGAAAACGCAAATGAGAACATTGGATAATATTCGTCGGTTTAGGTTATCAGATACATTCATTGAGCCTTATAAGGAGGCCCAGGTGCCTTGGGGGCCTCTTGGGTATGTGACGTTCAAGCGAACGTATGCTAGAAGACTAAATGAGTTTGATCCCGAGGCCACCGGCTCTGAAGAATGGTGGCAGACTTGCCGACGTGTTATTGAAGGAATGTTCAATATGCAAAAGCAGCACGTGTTCTTGCTTGGTTTGGAATGGAATGACAGCAAAGCCCAGCGCACTGCTAAGGATGCGTATGATCGCTTATTTAATTTAAAGTGGACTCCTCCTGGCCGCGGCCTGTGGATGATGGGCACTAAGTTTATCGAAGAGCGTACAGCCGCAGGATTATTCAATTGTGCTTTTCGTTCGACGCGCGATCTCGCAACTAAGGGCGGCTATCTGTTTGCGTGGATGATGGATGCGCTGATGGTTGGCATTGGTGTGGGCTTTGATACTGAGGGCGAGAACAGCATTACAATCAAAGAGCCACAGTTTACAAATGATACACTGGTCATTGATGACTCCCGCGAAGGGTGGGTTGATTCCGTGCACACTCTTCTTGATGGCTTCTTTTTTGGCAACAAAGTACCTAAGTTTGATTACTCTGCGATTCGCCCTGAAGGCGCCCCCATCCGTGGTTTCGGTGGCACATCTTCTGGTGCTGGGCCCCTGATCGAACTGCACAACAACCTTAAGGAACTATACACAGCTAAAGTTGGTGAACCTATCACATCCGTAGACATCGTAGACACAGAGAACCTTATTGGTCGCTGTGTGGTAGCCGGCAATGTTCGGCGCTCTGCTGCATTAGCAATGGGCGCCCACGATGATCGCCAGTATCTTGAGATGAAGAACGATCAAGAAAAGCTTTACCATCACCGATGGGGATCAAACAACTCCTTTAACGCTGTGGTGGGTATGGATTATACTTGGCACGCAGAGCAGTCACAAAAGAATGGAGAGCCAGGATACATTTGGCTGGATAATGCACGCACACGTGGACGCTTTAAAGATGGCCCGCGCTTTGATGATATTAACGTGGCTGGTTTTAATCCTTGTGTTGAACAGCAGCTTGAGGATGCTGAGTTGTGTTGCCTTGTGGAGACATTCCCCGCGAAGCACGACGATTATGAAGATTACCTCAGAACGCTGAAGATTGCGTATCTGTATGGTAAGACTATCACGCTCTCTAATACGCACTGGCCAGAGACAAACGCAAAGATGCTCAAGAACCGCCGCATCGGCTTGTCGCAGTCTGGTGTTGTTCAGGCGTTTAACAAGCATGGCAAGCGCACGATGTTTAGCTGGTGTGATAATGCGTATGAATACATTCGCCAGCTAGACCAGGAATATTCTAACTGGCTTTGTATCCCCAAATCTATTCGCATGACGAGTATCAAGCCGAGCGGCACAGTATCGCTGTTGAACGGATCTACTCCGGGTATTCACTTCCCTGAAGATGAGTATTATATTAGACGGATAAGGTTTGCAAAAGATTCAGAATTGCTTAAAACTTTATCAGAAGCAGGCTATAATATGGAAGATGATCAATATTCACCTAATACCGTGTGTGTTGAGTTTCCTGTCCATGAGCCTTATTTCCAAAAAGGAAAGAGATCAGTCTCGATGTGGGAGCAGCTGGAGATGGCAGCGCAATATCAACATTACTGGGCCGACAACTCGGTGTCTATTACGGTGACTTTCAAGCCTGAAGAAGCTGATCAGCTGAAAGATGCATTAGAAATGTATGAGAGCAGATTAAAAGCAGTTTCGTTTTTGAAATACGAGGAAACTGGATATGCCCAAGCACCCTATGAACCGATTACTAAAAAGCAATACGAGAAGCTTATTGAAAACATCCAACCTATTCAGAGATTTGATACTGAAGAAGGTGGAAGCGGATCTAAATTTTGCACAAATGATAGCTGTACAATATGAGGTAGAAATGTTTAAACCAGTCAATAGATATATTCACATAAGCTTACCGAAGCCTAAACCCAAGCCAGAAAGCAGTCTTGTGCTGCCTGATGACTACAAGCCAGCAGAAGAGAGGCACGTAACAGCAAAGGTAGTTGCATTTGCTTCAGACGTGAGATTCAAAGATCAGTTGGTAATGCACGGTGGCGTGGGAACGTCTGTGATCGTTGATAAATCAATGATTGAAGAAATTACTATAAATAATAGTAAAATAAACGTTGTTCTTGATAATTATGTAGTGGGGATTATTAAATAAATGGGAAGAACGTGCAATGCCAATAGACAAGAACTTTTACAATGAATCGTCAGCCGCCAAGCTTGGATGGGATCCAACATGGTTCGGCGAAAAGTATTTTGACGACAAACTAACGAGAGCTATCAAGAAGTGGCAAAAGGACAAGGGGCTATCTGCCGATGGTCTTTGTGGGCCTGCGACCTTTCGTCGTTTGTGGACAGAAAGGCAAGCAGATATTGACGATTACCAGCCTGTCTCCTGTCGTTATTCGAACTACATTGTTTACCAGGGCAACTTTGCGCCCATTGAATGGGATAAAGTCGTGCTCTGGTCAGAGGATGGCGGACTAGAAGCCAAGCCGGGTACATACTACGACTACTCCGGCCGCCCTAAACGCAACATTCGCCTGTTCGTAAACCATTGGGACGTGTGCTTATCATCCCGTTCTTGCCAACGTGTGTTAGACAAGCGCGGGATTTCAGTACATTTCTTAATCGACAACGACGGCACAATCTACCAGACATTAGACATGCAGCACGGTGGATGGCACGCAGGATCCGAGCGAGTGAACCGAGCATCGGTCGGTGTCGAAATCAGCAACGCATACTACACCAAGTATCAAGACTGGTACGAGAGAAATGGATTCGGTTCACGTCCCGTGGTTGATGATGTCTGGGTTCATGGCAACAAGTTAGGAGAGCACTTAGACTTCTATCCCGTCCAGATCGAGGCGCTCAAGGCTCTGTGGAAAGCAATACACAAAGCAGCCGAGATCCCATACGAGGCGCCCAAGAGTCAGTTCGGCACTACCTCTACGAAGTACGAGCAAGATGTTAAGTATGGCGCGTTCTCTGGATTTATCAGCCACTATCACGTCAGCAAGAATAAGATTGATTGCGCTGGCTTGGACATCGTTAAGCTCCTTGAGCAAGTGAAGGACGATTGATATTAGAGTAT